TTGTCGTCGCCAACATGATGTTCAACTTGGGGCTTCCAAGGTTCAGCAGATTTAAGAAGATGATACGGGCGATAGAGCTTGGCGACTGGCAATCCGCAGCAGACGAGATGATCGATTCAAAATGGTATCAGCAAGTCACTGCCAGGGCGCGTCGGCTGGAAGCGGCAATGCGTTCAGTCTGAATAGAAAATGTGATCGCCGATTTTAATCGTCACGGTCATTGACGAAGCCCACGCCGGATTAACGCTTGTCGAGTGGTAGTGCGTTGCTCCTTCCGTAATGTCATTCACATGCAACGACGCCTCCGCGATCACGCGAGACGCCAGCCACGCAACGTCGTCAAGAATTGCCTCACGTTTCCCGTCACAATAAAAACTAAATTGACATCGGTGTAGCCCGACGCTTCGCGCTTCTGTGACGACCTCGCAGAAGCTGTCTGGGTAACGCCCGCTCCGCACTCTATTTTGTACTACTTGTGCGACCGCAAGCTGACCGGCTGCTGGTTCACCGCGAGCCTCGAAGTAGACAGCCAACGCGAGGCAAAACAGACCTTCAACCATTTGCCGAGTGTACCACACTCAAAAAACCGCAGAAAGCTGCGGGTTTTTAAGTGTTTACGCTATAAACAAGAAGTGTATAATGATGCCAACATCAACCGGGAGAATACAGATGAACACCGCAAAAACTACCAACGAAATTTTTAAGACCGCCACCAGCGACGACGGCATGACAAAAAAAGATGCGGCCATGTTCCATGCGTGGAACCCTAACGGCGCAATCAAATCATTGCCTGACGACTCCGAATTTATTTTTGGCGACAAATACGCTAGCGGCCCCGCGTTTATGTGGTCGCGGACTGAAAGCTGGAACGCAAGGCAACTGAGCGAAATTGCCTCGGGTACGCGCAAGACGTTCAGTCATCGTGATGTTCAATATTACGTTTCAGAAATTAAAAAAGAGCGCGTTGATTTTGACGCTTGGCTCTCCGAGCGGAAAGGAGGTGCGGCATGAGCCACGCCAGCCGGGAGCAAACCGCAGCCGAGACGCGGTTGTGCATCATCCGCAGTAACTTGTCGGTCATCGTTGATGACCTTGCATCAATCATTGATTCCCTGCCGGGCAACGTGTGTCCCGATGCAGAAGAGGCGCTTGCGAAAATTGAGTCTGCCTGCGGCGATAATCTTTGGACAGCCGAATGCTCAATTATTGATGAAGCCAATTACGGAGACGAGCGATGAAATCAACTTTGGTTCAGGGCGGAGTGCTGATCGCACTCGGCCTGCTGCTGTCGGTCGTACTTCTTGAAGCGGTGTCTGGCTGCGGTCAAGCCATCTACAACGCTGACAGAACGTGGGCCACAGGCCAGTGCGTTTTCGTTCCTTACACCCCAACGGGGGGCAAGTGGTGACTTCCGAATCTTTCCAAGCGCAGAAGTTTTACCCGCTTGACGGCGATATCCAATTGATCGAAAAGCAGCTTGACGAGAACCCCGGCACTTGGGTTCCGTATTTCTATGCTGACCCTCGTGAGACTTTGCTGGGCGACTCGATGGGACGCACCAAAGTTGTTCACAAGACAGCCCTTGGGCTTGTCTCCATCGCAGAGCCTCTCACGAAAGAAGACATTGAGAGCGCAACTCTCAGGCTGTCTTGGTCGCAGTGGCGGATCAGTCGTGGCTACTTCTCAAGCCAAAAGAAAAACCAAGACGGCAAAACCGTCTACTTGCTAATGAAGCCGACATTGAAACCAAGGAGGAAACGAAGGTGAAAAAGAAGTCAGCATCCAAGGTCGTTGAATTGCTGGGCGGTCCATTCCGTGCGGCTGCCGCTCTGGGAACTAGCCCGCAGGCGGTCTGCAACTGGGTCCGCCGGGAGACCATCCCCCCTGGCCGGGCAGCCGATATCATCCGCGCCGCCAAGTCCGATGGGCACACTCTGAGTTTCGAGGAGCTCATATGATCGCAGGGATTGATGTTGGGATGACGGGCGCAATTGGAATGATCTACGACGAAGGCGGCGGGTTCGTCTACGACATGCCGGTCTTCAAGAAGGAGGTCAACGCGCACGCCCTTGCAAGCCTGTTTCGAGAGTTCCCCCCGTCTCACGTCTGGATAGAACAGGTCAACGCCTTCGGCATGGGCCGCACGTCCGCCTTTAACTTTGGGCAGGGCGTTGGCGTCGTGAAGGGCGTGCTGGCAACGCTGGCTATCCCTCACTCATTGGTCACGCCAACCAAGTGGAAAAAGCATTACGGGTTGGGCCGCGACAAGGATCAAAGCCGGGCGTTGGCGTCTCGGCTGTACCCGCAAATAGCATCTGAATTTGCCCGCAAGAAGGACGACGGCAGGGCGGAGGCGCTGCTGATCGCACAGTTCGGAAAACACACTCTGACAATGTCAGGAAAGTCAGCTGGAAACTAATGGCCGTGGCCGGAAACTATCAAGGGCGGCCCGTAATTAGTTTAGAGCCACTCTTTTGGCAGTTTTCCGCCGCTTTTGGCTGGAAACTGTAGCAATGGCCGGAAACTATCGCGAACGGCTGGAAACTAATTTCCGGCCACATTTTGAAAAGTTGGGAAAGAAAAATGACTGATTTGGCTAGAGCGGGGACTTCTGTGAAATGGAAGGGCATTACCTATCGTTCCGTTACCGAGGCGAAATGGGCCGTGTTCCTTACGTTTCTAGGCATCAAGTTTGAGCATGAACCAGAGCGCATACCTTTGGTTAACGGTGAAACGTATTTGCCAGATTTTAAGCTTGATCTGCACTGCACCTGGCATGATGTAAGCCGCTCTGGAGATAGCCTTGGTGCCGGTAAAACGTATGAGCGTGTTTGGCTAGAGGTTAAGCCAGCCAGCGACGGCACAATAATTGGCGAAATAAACAAGCCATTAACGCTGACTGTGACCCAAGGCGAAGCTGTTTGGATTGCTTGCGGTGCGCCTTCTATTAAAAAGTCAAACATCATCCGCCTTGAGCGTTTAGGCGATTACACAAGTTTCGCGCACGTTACGGACGAGCAAGCGCAGCAACGGACGTGGGAGATGACGATGAACGACTTAATGGAATACCTTGAGCAGCTTTTTATTGAAGAGACTGCCGACCCGCGCAATTTTTGGCACTTTTTAGAAGACCGAAGGGATGCCCGGCTCTATTGGATTCAACGAGGTGAAAAAGATGGCGAACACATGTGCGCTGAGGTTATTGGCGGGCCGGGAACGTCAACGCAACATGATCGTTACCCCGTTGAAAGCGAAATTTTAGAACGCGCATACGCAGAAGCGGCTAACACACGTTTCGCAAGAATTTAAGCCACAGAAACAGGGAGCAAATTGATATGCTTAAAAAACACGAACACATCTACACAGAGTTTGTCAGTCACGATGAGGAGAGCGGCATAACTGTAGCGCGTTGTCCTTGCGGGTCCATAACTGCGTTTTCTAAACGAGGGAACACAGTGTCCGCTTGGTCGGCTCACGGTGCTGGAGCGGTCAATGTCGTCGCTGACGAAGAGCGGCTTGCTGACGACAACGGGTGGACAATAAATGAACGAGACTGAAATCCTCAACCGCGCTGCCGAAACTATCGCAGAGCGGGAGCAAACCTACGGCGATGCTTCGGTCAACCTTGACCGTGCCGCCGCTGGGTGCGACGTAATTGCCAGGGCGGCGTTGGAAAATGGCGGACGCATCACAGCGGCTCACTTAGTTCTAATTCAAGACTGGTTGAAAACGTGTAGGCTTCTTGAGACGATGGGACACGAAGACAGTTGGGTAGACAAGGTAGGCTACTCAGCAATCGGTGGCCGCATCGCAACCGAAATGGGAGAAGACAAATGAACGGCTTTGAGCGTCACGGGATCGCGCACTCCAGCGCAAGCCAACTCAACAAGTGGAATGCGTGCCAAGGTGCTTGGGTTGCGCATTACCTTTTTAAGCAACGTGTCGGCAGCGTGTCGGCTGCGATGTATCGTGGCATCTGCTCAGAGGAAGGCGTCAAGAGCGTCATCACAAAAGAATGCAGCGTCGATCAGGCCATCCTCAAGGCTCAAGAACTGTTCGACCAGAAGATGATGTTCGACGACGGCAGCAGCGGCAAGGAGCGCGAGACCATTCCGGCAATGATCCGGCTGGCAGTTGAGGCGTTGGAGCCATACGGAGAGCCAGAGTTTATTGAGGGCGACCAGCAAAAGGTGTCGATGGACGTTGAGGGCGACGGGTGGTCGCTGCCGTTCATCGGGTATCTCGATTTTGTGTTTCCTGAACAGGGGCTGATTATCGATCTGAAGACAACGCTGCGGATGCCGACGACTATGAGCAAGCCGCACCAACTTCAGCGCGGGTTCTACGCTGCGGCTCGGGGAAACCAAGACGTAAAGTTTCTCTACGTCACTCCGAAAAAGGCAGAGATTAAATCTGACGGCGATCCGTCAACGATCATGCAGGAAATCAAAACGACGATGGCGCGGCAGGAGCGGTTTCTGTCACTTGGGGATCGAGCTTTCCTCAAGAGCATCGCGCACGTTAACACTGACTCGTATTATTGGCGCGGCGGCGAGCGCATCAGGGCAGAGATGTTTGGGCTATGACCGGCGAGCGGTCTGACTACACGCGGCATCGGAAAGAGTACAGCGAATGCGATTTCTGTGGCTCGCAAACCCGCGGTCGGATTTACAAGGTTGAGCCTGAGATCGTCCGGTGCGGCGCGTGCCATCGTGCCATTCAGACGATCAATCCTAGCCAGGATGAACAAAAACCAGGGGGAGAGTAACGTGCAGGCAACAGATAGACGCGAACTTTACAAGCAATTATTAGAGCGCAAACTAGCGCAACCTTTGTACAAAAACTCTCGCGCTCGCTGGACCCTTAATTTTCGCAAAGCAAAGGCGCGAGCATTTGATAAAGGGGTTTTCGTTCTGGAGCCTGACGGTCGCCGTGTGCCGGTAACACCGAAATGGGCAGTTGGCATAATGAACGGGATATTCCATTGCGGCCCGCGAAAGTTCGTCGCCAACAGGCTATTCCACCTGTCGCAGGGGAAGGGTCCGATTGTGCTGACGCGAAAGGAAATCACTTATCTGCAAGGGCGGCTGGCTAAGGTCTCGGCCTTGGGTTCATCGGAAAACTCCGCAGAAACCTTGGAGAAATGATGGCTTGATGGCGTACACCACAGGTGTATAATCACGCCATTGATTAACCGGGAGAAGACAGATGAACAAATTGCAAATCCAGGTCGCTCGAAAAGTTCGTTTTGGCCAACATGGAATTGAAGAAGGCCGCGCCATCATAGCCACTGGTTTTGGCTTCTGCGTTATTGTCGGGGTTCACGGATTTTATTGGGGGCGCGTATGAGCAACTCGGAAAATGCGTATTTGTGGGCCAAAGACGAGCTGGAGCGTGCGGCCTGGATAGCGGAAGACGCCGCAGAGGACGCCCTTATTGCCGACCACACCCTGTACAACACCTTGATTGCCGAGTGCGAAAGCAACGCGCCGGATGGCGTTAATGACCTTATCGAATCCGGTCACCTCAACGCGGACGAAACGATTTACGTCGAGAAGGCCGCGACCCCCGGAGAGTGGGCCGACCTTTTCGTTGGCTCGCTTCAGTGCCTCCTGACCGGAGGTGAAGCGACACCCGCCGTTGTGGCGTGGTTCAAAAAGAACGGGGTGGCGGGATGACTGACCCCGTCAAGGAGGAACTGCGCGGTACGCTAATCGCGGCGGCGTCAGCACTGAGGGATGGGGCTAAGTTGCTTGATCACGCCAGCCAAATCAAAGGTGAGCCAGCCTACTTTCGGATTAAAAGTGACTTGGTTTATTTAGAGGCTATGGCGACGATCATTGACAGAACGCTTGCCCGCACTTAACGAGGTGCGGCATGAGTAAGTACATCGTGATTGAGATAGACCAGGCCCTGGGCGAGGCCAGCTTAACTCCGACGTTAGAATTCTCTGATCAAAGTGCGCTGTGGCGCGTGGACGTGTTGAACGATCTGATGGTTGATATCCAACACCTCTACGAGCAGGCCCGAAAAGACATGTCAGCCGAATTTACTGAACATTAACCAGAGAGGTGAGAGGACCGCACGACCGCCCATGTGGGCAAATCAAATCAACAACTCAACAAGGAACAAAAACTATGGGAATTCAATTTGACGACGGCGAAAGCGGATCAGGCGGAGGCAAGACTTTTGTAAACTGGCACGCCCAGCAGACCAAAGATAAGCAGATCGACGCCGAGTCTTTTTCGATGCGTGACGAAGACAAAAACCGTATCGACATCACGCCTATATTTAAGAAGGGCGTGTACTTTGATGTTGAGGATTTGGGAACTGGTTGGACGTTTTCAAACGGAACGCCCGGCGTTAGCCCATTGTGGGAAATGAACGAAAGCATCCATAAGATTGAGCCAGAGCCTGCCGCAATTAACGGCGTGCGTTGGAAGAAAGGTTTTATCCTTCCGCTGGCAATCGACAAGGACACCGCTGGCGTGTGGCAGCAAGGCGGAGCCGGGGCGTGGAAGGGGTTGAAAAACCTGATGAGCGCCGTTGGCGACATGGACAAGGAAGGCCATGATGGCGAGGTGGTTGTCCTGAAGATGCAGGACGAGGCTGAGAGGATCAGCTTTAGCAAGGGGTCCACCAGTGCGCCGACATGGAAACATGTAAAATGGACAGAGCGTCCTGCTTGCCTCAAGGGGGACTCAGACGACGAGTTTTAGTCTATAAGTTCTGAGCGTGCGGGTTGTCCCAACCCGACCCGCTCGCTTCGGAGCGCGGCGGCAGTTTTCCTCCCGGTTACTGTCGCCGCCACCTCGCTCACAGAGACAATAGGTTGGACCCATGTTTCAGAAATACGGAGAAGAATTAGCGGCCAAGGGCTACGACGTTACGCCTTTGAGCGGCAAGGTGCCGATTCTAAAGGCTTGGCAGTCACGCCCAGCGCCAGACTTCACACAATATCCAGACGCCAACATCGGCGTGGTCCTGGGCGGCAAGCACAACATTATCGCAATTGATATTGACGTTCTTGACGCAGCCGCATCAGCGCAGATCAAGGCGTTGACGGAGGAAATACTTGGCGCGGCTCCTGAGCGGATAGGGAAGGCCCCCAAGACGCTGTTGGTCTATCGGTGCAGCGTTCATACCAAGAAGATCAAAACAGCAATATACGATCTGGCGGGACACGATTGCTGCGTGGAAATCCTGGCGGACGGTCAGCAGTTCGTAGCCAGCGGCACGCACCCCGACACCAACACCAGATACAAATGGCCCCAAGACAGTCTGCTGGATTATCCGGCGGACGAGTTGACCGAGGTCACGACGCAGCAGATCGCGGATGTGATCGCGGCGGCCAATATTATTCTGAGCCAAAAGGGCGAGATTAAGGCAAAGAGCCTGACCAACGGGTCCAGCCCGAAAGGTTTCCAATTTAACCCCAGCGAGCAGGCCACGACGGTCGAGAAGCTGACCGCCGCGTTGAAGCATTTAGAAAATACAGATATTCACTACGACGACTGGGTCCACATTTGCCACGCCGTAAAGGGCGCAGTCGGCGACGCCGGGTTTTCTCTATTCCAAGAGTTCAGCCGCCGGTCGGCAAAGAATGAGGACGGCGAGACGGAGCGCCTGTGGTCCTCAATATCTGAGGTCACACGGATCGGCGCAGGGACGATATTCCACCTGGCAGCACAGACCGGCTTTGACCCTGCAAATTGGGACAAAAACGACCGTTTCGGCCCTAACAGCCTGATGGCAATGGATGTGGACGAGTTCAGCGACTATGCCCCACAGGACGCCCCTGAGACGTTTGACGAAGATGCCGTGGATGACAGGGCATTCTTCAGCGCCAAAAGCGTTATAGGGCCTCTACCGGCCAGACAGTGGGCAATAGACCAGTGGATACCCGCGCAGACTGTGTCGTTGTTATTTGGTGCTGGTGGGGTGGGCAAGAGCTTGCTGGCACAGCAGTTCGCTAACCGCATAGCGGAGGGCGAGCCGGTATTTGGCCTGGAAACTACGCAGATGCCGGTGTTGTACGTCGGCTGTGAGGACGACGCCCTGGAGTTAAGCCGCAGGCAGCTTGATATAAACGAGTGGCGCGGCGTCGATGAGTTCGGAAGTGGCCCCGAAAATTGCTGGCTGTGGCCCAGAATTGGCGAGGATAACGTCATCGTGACGTTTCCATCTCAAGGTGAGGCGCTGGCTGGTGAGTTTTTTGAGACGCTGTACCGCACTGCGAGTGAAGTGAAGGGCGACGCC